TGGTTGGGTAGTAGGAAAAAGATGGTCTTAAACTACGGTGGAGGTAATATAAATAACTCCACCGATGTTCAATAAAACTATGGAAAATCATTATGTTTATTATTCTTATGAAGAGTTTGGAAGAGGTTACATAGGTTGTAGAACTTGTGAGTCATCTCCAGAAAAAGATAATTATATGGGTTCATTTCACGATGAATCTTTTAATCCTTCTCATAAGATAATTCTTGAAACTTTCTCTACAAGGGAAGAAGCTCTTGAAGCAGAAGTTAATCTCCATGAGTTTTATCAGGTAGATAAAAATCCACATTTTGCAAACAAATCAAAGCAAAAAACGACAGGATTTTATTATTCATCTAAAGGAGTAGTTCGCACTGAAGAATATAAAAAGAAAATGAGTGAACGACTAAAAGGTAGAGAGATAAAACCCGAGTGGATAGAAAAGATGAAAGCAAACTTAAAACCTGCTTTTGGTGAAGACAATCCCTTTTATGGTAAAACTCATAATGAAAAATCTAGAAATGAAATTTCAGAGTCATTAAAACAATATTATGCAGAAAATCCTCATCCATGGATTGGTAGAAAGCATAGTGAAGAATCAAAAGCAAAATTTAGAAAAAATAATGCTGGCGAAAATAATCCAAACTATGGTAAAATAACACCACCAGAAGTTCGTAATAAAATAGGACAATCAAAAGTTGGTAGAAAACTTTGGAACAATGGCGAACAACAAAAATTCTCAAAGGAATGTCCAGGTGATGGATGGATTTTGGGAGGACTAAAAACCACAAAGGAGAAGTAAAACATGGCAGAACAAATGAACGAACTGCAACTGATGATGCAGGAGAGGAGGAATACAGGAACTGCCTGGACTCGTAATGAACAATTTGATAAGGATGGATACCTGGCAGTCAAGGACCTGTGGGATCCTGAAGAACTGTATCATCCTCTCCCAGAAATGAGAGGACAGTTGAACTATTGGGACAAGAATCCTGAACACTTCAGTCACACTGAGGTTGAACAGCAGGTAGAGGGTTCACTGGCACGTTACTGGCACCCACAGTATCGTACTATTCACACTGGAATTAGACTCAAATTAGAAGAGATTATTGGTCGTAAGTTGTATAATACCTATTATTATGACAGGTATTACTTCCCAGGTCAGGAACTCACCAAACATGCTGATCGTGATGCATGTGAGATCTCTGTGTCAGTACACATCAGTACCAATTTAGAAGGTAAGGATGCAAAGTGGCCATTCAAGATTAAAACTCCTGATACTTACACCGATAAGAAAAAGACACAAGTTCTTGTTCCTGGTGAAGAAAGAACTCTGTCACTAGAACCTGGTGATGGTCTACTTTATAAGGGTTGTGAACGTCCACATTGGAGAGACCCAATGCCTGGTAAGACTAAGAAGGTATTTGGTAAGAAAGTAGAACTCTACTATCATCAAATCTTCTTCCATTATGTACTTCAGGATGGACAAAGAGCACACTGTGCATGGGATAGAGCACGATGAAGGCACCACTTTTTGAATACCCTACCTATCAGTATCAGATTAAAGACTGGGAGTTCAAGAAGAAAGGTTTACTCAAGAGATTGAAAGAGGAGAAGTTTGTGAGAACTTCTCTTCAAACCTTTGAGACTGATAGACAGACAAATAAGAAAACATATCTACATTACTTCCAAGATCTCATCAAACCAGAACTATTTGAGTTCTGTCAGGAAGCACAAGTCACTTGTAGTATGACTGATGTATGGACAGTTCGTTACCAAAAAGGAGATCATCAGACAATTCACAATCATAAGAGTTGGGGATTTACTGGTATTCTTTATGTTGACTTTGACCCTAAAGTTCATACTCCTACCTGTTTTGTAGCACCGTGGCAAGATCCAAGAAGTGATACTACATCTCTTGCATATCCACAAAATGTAAAAGAAGGAACTATCTTTATTTCTCCATCATATACATTACACTTTGTACATCCCAATCAGGTAAGAAAGCACAGAACGATTATATCTTTTGATTTACTACCAAAACTTCCAGACCACCAAGCAGTAGACTAGGTGGTCTTTTTTTGTCATAAATAACTAAAAAATTACTATAAAATGTCCAGAATTAGAGCAGATAGATTTGTAAATAATGCTGCGACTGGAGCACCTGAGTTAACTTATGGTGCTGAAGTTCCTGTTGGGTATGGAATTACTGGTGCTGGTGGTATCAATATTACTGGTGTTGTAACTGCAACTTCATTTTCTGGTGATGGTTCTGGTTTAACTAACATTACTGCTGATAGTGCAACTACTGCAACTAATGCTCAAGGGTTAACTGGAACACCAGACATCACTGTTAGAAACATTACTGGTGTTGCTGCTACATTTTCAGGAACTTTAACATACGAAGATGTAACGAATATTGATTCTGTTGGTTTAGTCACAGCACGAAGTGGACTTCACTTGACTGGGGTCTATAAAGAAAACATCACTGCAGTACCAGCACTAGAAATTGACTGTTCATCAGGAAATTACTTCACAAAGACAATCAGTGGCATTAGTACATTTACTTTTGCTAATGTTCCTTCGAGTGGTGCATATTCATTCACATTGGAACTGACACATACAAGTGGGACTGTATCTTGGCCAACATCAGTTAAGTGGCCATCAGATACCGCTCCGACCCTTTCAACTGGCAAAACGCACCTCTTTATGTTCCTTACAGACGACGGTGGCACTAGGTTTAGAGGTTCATCACTAGTAGATTACGTTAATTGATATGAGTAACTTAACAAGATCGATGATGATGGGTGCTGCTGGAGCAGCAGGTGGTGAAGGGTTGTACGCCGATGACGTGTTTAGCACTTATTTGTATGAAGGAAACGGCAGCACGCAGACAATCACGAATGGCATTGATCTGGCGGGTGAAGGGGGATTGGTTTGGATTAAAGGTAGAAACGATATTTTTGACCATTATTTAGTTGACACGGAAAGAGGTGTAACTAAATATCTGAAGACTCATACTACAGCGGCAGAGGGCACGTCTTCACCAACCTCAAATGTTACATCTTTTAATTCAGATGGATTTAGTCTTGCAGGGTCAAGCAACGACACAAACAACCCAAATTCCAAAACCTACGCCTCCTGGACATTCCGCAAAGCGCCTGGGTTCTTTGATGTGGTGACTTATATGGGCGATGGCACATCTGGACAAACTGTCAACCACGCCTTAGATAGCATTCCTGGATGCATAATTATAAAAAGAACTGATGGCGCAGGCCTGTGGTTTGTTTACCATAGATCTGCAGACCCAAATAAATACTTGAGACTTGATTCGACAGATGCAGAAACTAACAATGGAGGACCCGCTTTTTCAGCAATAACATCTTCTTCCTTTACTTTTGATAGAACTTATTATAGCGACCTCAATCAGTCAGGTCTAACCTACGTCGCCTACCTATTTGCCCACGACGATCAATCGTTTGGGACAGGTGGTAACGAAAGTATTATTAAATGCGACCAATATGTAGGTGCAGGCTCGGGCACTGTAAAGGAAATTGATTTAGGTTTCGAGCCTCAGTGGCTAATGGTCAAAAAATCAGACGGGGTAGAAAATTGGATGATATTAGACAACATGAGAGGTGTCTCTACTGATGGCAATGATGCTTATCTTGTGCCTAACGAGGTTGACGCCGAGGTTTCTAACGCCGATCGTATTCGTTTTACGCCTACAGGATTTCAAGCGTATGTCGGCAACATGACCAATCAGCTGAATGCAAACTATATTTATGTAGCAATCCGCCGTCCGAACAAGCCGCCCGAGGCTGCAACGGATGTGTTTGCAGTTACTAAAGACAATAACGGCAGTCCTTATACTGTTGGGTTTCCTACGGATGCTTTCCTGTTCAACATTCTTGGTGGTAACGCATTAAACACTACATTTATGAGCCGCCTAACAGGTGGCGGTAAGTATCTTGTATCTTCCAGTGGGGATGCAGAAGGTTCATCAGGATTCGCAGCTTTTGATTTACAGAATGACTTTGATCAAAATATCAGCGCATCAAGCAACATAGGGTATAACCTCCGCCGCGCCCCCGGGTTCTTCGACGTGGTGGCTTATACGGGCGATGGAACGTTTGATGGCAGCTATAACGTCAACCACAATCTTGAAGTCACACCAGAGTTTATAATAGCTAAAAGCAGAGATTCGATAAACAATTGGAATTGTTATCACAAAGACTTGACTTCCGATACTTATCTTATTTCCCTAAACCTTTCATCGGGTGAAACAAATACTGGTCAGTCCTGGGGGCCTGCTACCACTACATTTAAGCCCCAATATGCTGGCAATTCGGCCTTTAGTTCAAACCACAGTGGAGTAAACTACATCGCCTACCTGTTCGCAACCCTACCCGGCACCAGTAAAGTCGGCAGCTATGCCGGCACAGGTTCTGACATTAATGTTGACTGCGGCTTTACAGCAGGTGCTCGTTTTGTCCTAATTAAACGCACCGACTCCACTGGTGATTGGTACGTTTGGGACACTGCTCGCGGCATTGTTAGTGGCAATGATCCCTATTTCTTGCTGAATAGCACTGCCGCCGAGGTCACAAGTACTGACTACATTGACCCGTTAAATGCTGGATTTACAGTTACATCATCTGCGCCTGCTGCCCTTAATGCGTCAGGTGGCACCTACATCTTCCTCGCTATCGCTTGATCGGCAAACTATCAGGAACTGGATCCATTACATTCAGTTAATCCCGACGCAGTTTGACACACACTTGATACTTGATTATTGCACTTATAAATAATAAAAAAACTTTCGGGGAAGAGTGAACCCAAATGTCAAAGGTAAGAGCCGATAACATATCTAACAGAGCAGATGATGGGGCCCCCGCACTAACTTATGGTGTAGAAATTCCTGTTGGGTATGGAATTACTGGTGCTGGTGGTATTAACATTACAGGTGTTGTAACAGCATCAAATGTAAATCTCAGTGGTGATGTTACTGTTAGAAATATCACTGGTGTTGCTGCTACATTCACTGGTGTTCTTTCTTATGAAGATGTTGTTAATGTAGATTCAATTGGAGTTATTACTGCACGATCTGGAATTAGAGTTGGTGCAGGACAAAGTATCGGTTCTGATGGTGCTGCAGTTGTATATTATGGTGATGGAAGTAATTTAGACGGTGTTGTATCTGGTATTGAATTAGAACAAGCAGGAAGTTCTGTTGGTACAAGTGTTACTGCAATTAATTTTGCATCTGGAGCAACACTAACTTCAGTTTCTTCTGGTATTTCAACAGTCACTATTGCTGCTGGTCTCAACACTACAGCAGCAACAGTTTCTGGTATTGTTACTTTCTTATCATTAGATAATGCACAGGATCATAAACTAACAATATCAGGTATCAGTACTATTTCTTGTACTGGTGGTAGTGAAGGAGATTCTCATACAGTTAGAATTATAAACTCTGGTATTACTACTGTTGGATTCAGTACATTCTTCTTATTCCCATCAGGTTCAACACCATCATTACCAACAGCAGATGGTGCAATTAGTTTGATTTCATTCACGGTACATAGAGTTGGAGCAGGAGGAACGCAATTACTTGCTGGTGCTTCTGTAAATTATAGCTGAGGAGATTAGGTAAATGGGAGTTATAATTCCTCAGGTAATCACATCTGATAGAGCAACTGGTGCTCAGGTTATTGATGGTAGTTTGAAGTTTGATAGTGGTAAAACTCAATATCTTAGTTATAGTCCATCATCCGGCAATCGTAGAACATGGACTTGGAGTGGATGGGCAAAGAAAGATGTGACTGGGAGTGTTGTTACTCTTATTGGCACTGGAAGTAGTTTAGATTTAGATGTAATTGATTTCCAAGATGAATGTTTGAGATACACTCGCTCAACAAGCGGATCTTTCAAAACACTAAAAACTAATGCTGTGTTTAGAGATCCATCTGCATGGTATCATATTGTTGTTGCTGTAGATACAACTCAAGGAACTGATGCAGATAGAGTCAAGTTATATGTTAATGGTGTACAACAAACCTCTTTTTCTTCTGCCACATATCCTTCCCTAAATGAAGATACTTACTTTAACAATACCAGCACTTTCACACTTGGTAGGAGGAATGCAAGTCAAGCAGATTATTGGGATGGATATCAATCAAACGTAACCTTTATAGACGGCCAAGCACTTGGCCCTGAGTATTTTGGATTTACTGACCCACTCACAAACACTTGGAGACCTAAAAAGTTTAAACCACAAGCAACTCCAAATGATGGAACTATTTGGAGTTCTAATAGCACAGGAGTTGCTAATGATGGAACAAGTGCTCCTGCAAATGCTTTTGACGGCAATTTAAGTACACAAGTATATACTTCTGGTGGAGCAAATTCCGAATTATATTACGATATACCTAATTTAACGGTCAACAGTACAGTTAGAGTTTTTATTGAACAACATTCTGAAACTAATGTATCGTTCTATGTTATAGATACTAATGATGTTAAATATGAATACTTAACTGCTGCTCCATATGCCAGAAAGTGGGTAGATATTGTAGGTGTTGCAGGTAAAACAATAAAAAGAATTGGTGCTCAAAGAAATTCTAATGGGCACGGAACTGCTCATTTTGCTTGGGAAATTGATGGTGTTATCCTACTTGATGATGATATCACAAATATGGGCAAAAATGCCTTCTACCTCCCGATGGATGGAAACTCACCAATCGGTCAAGATAAATCTGGTAGAGGAAACGATTGGACACCAGTAAACTTTGGTGGTTCAGTATCACTTGATAATCCTATTGTATCTGGTGCAAGACCTATTCTGAATACAATTCAAGGTGGAACTCAGGCAGGAGTTGGTGTATTTGGAAGTAAAGTAAGTAAGTATTATACGCTCACAGGAAGTAGCAATAGCAGCACTGGTTATGTCTTTGAGAATGAAGGGACAAAACCAACTTTAAGTATGATTAGAGGTGCAACACATACTTTTGATTATACATCTGCAACATCACATCCACTCTACCTTTCATCATTAAGTGATGGTAAGCATAATGCAAAGGCTTATAGTGTCTCTTTTGATGGAACTGGTGATTATTTGAGTATTGGTGCGAGTGCTGATTTTAATTTTGGAACAGGAGATTTCACTATTGAAACTTTTGCATATATCAACAATGTACCAAATGGTCCAATAGTTAATAATATTGATAATGGAGGTTTCACAACAGGTGGATTTTCAATCAATGAAGATGGAAATATTTTCGTAGCAAATTCTAGTGGAACATTCGCATTATGGGGGAATGTTACCTATCCATCAGGTGAATGGTTCCATATAGCAATGACTAGAAGTGGGACAACAGGTAGAGTTTTTATTAATGGAGTTCTAAAACTTTCAGTAACAAACAGTACGGATATTGGAACAAGTGGTACAAATGATTTAAACATAGGTGCAAGAAGAGGTGGAAGTAGTGGGGTTGGTAGTCTCGCATATTATCTTAATGGTTATATCTCCAATCTCCGCATCATCAAAGGAACCGCACTCTACACATCAAACTTCACACTACCAACAACCCTGGAGAATGTAACAAATACAAAACTTCTGTGCTGTCAGGATAGTGATGCAACAACAGCAGTTGTTTCTCCTGGTGCAATAACTGCAAATGGTGATGCAGCAGCAACTAATACATACAACCCATTCCTTTATGATACTGATGGATACTTTGGTGTAGATACTTCCACATCAAATGTCACCAAGATGACAGTTCCACATTATGCTCCTGATACACTTTACTATTACTGTAATGTTCACTCTGGAATGGGTAATAGTATCAGTATAACAACTGACGAAACCAAAGCAGATCCTTATGCCTGGAAGAATGTTCTTGGGTTGCCTTTGGTTGGTAGTAGTGCTGATGTAAGTAATCAGATTAATAGTGGAAGCACTACAAAGGCAGTCACAGCAAATGGCAATGCTGCTGCTTCAAGTGACAAAAGTAACTTCTATGATGGAAGTTTTGAATTTGATGGAACTGATGACAGACTTACATTAGATATTGGTGCAGGTGGTTTGGGTTCTGGTGATTTTACTATTGAGTTTTGGTCTAATTCTGATACAACATCAGGCCAAAGAGGACAGTTTCAACTTTCTCCTACTTCAGGTGGGTTGCTATCAAGTGCTACTAATGCTTTGGGTGTTTATCAGAATGGAACAGGTTTTTATAGAATGTATGTTAATGATAGTGGTAGTGCTGATAGCACAGCACCAAATGATTCAAATAAATGGAATCATTTTGCTGTGGTAAGATCTGGTAGCACTCAAAAGATGTATGTAAATGGAATTGAATCTTTAAGTGCTTCTAGCAGTATTGATTATACAACCGCAAGATATTTGTGTATTGGAGGATATTTCAGCACAACATATCTTTGGGATGGATACATTCAAGATTTCCGTATTTATAAAGGAGTAGCAAAATACACCAGTAACTTCATACCAGCATCAACAAACCCAGATATTCTCCCAGACACTCCATCAGGTGTGAGTGGTAGTTCTAAACTCACCAAGATTACTGATGGTGCTGTGAGTTTTGATGGCAGTGGTGATTATTTGACATTAGCAAGTAGTAGTGATTTTACATTTGGAACAAATAATTACACCATAGAATGTTTTGTGTATTATAATGCAACTTCTAGTGGTTATGTTTATGATTTTAGAAGTGGTGATGGACAGGCACCTGCACTAGCTATTTCAAATGGTACTCTTTTTGCAGGAGGTGCTGGAAATAATATGACTGTATCTAATGTAATTACAACAGGAAAATGGTATCATATTGCTCTTGTACGAAATAGTAATACAGAAACAATTTATATTGATGGTGTCTCTTATAATACGCAGTCAAATGCCAATAATTTAGCACAAACAGGTCTTAGCATAGGAAATAGATTTGCAGCAACTTTTTATTATCATAATGGATTTGTTAGCAATCTACGTGTTATAAATGGAACCGCACTCTACACATCAAACTTCACACCATCATCAGCACCACTCACAAATGTAACCAACACAAAACTTCTGTGTTGTCAGTCAAATACTTCTGCTGGTGCAGCAGCAGTTGTTGGCTTGAATGATGGAAGAATTTGGAGTGATGCCTCTCAAACTAATTTTCTTCCAGGAACTTTTTCTAATGCATTTGATGATAATGCCAGTTCTTATGCAGAAACTACTGCTACCGATGCCATTGGATCTATTACTTTTGATCCAGTAATACCAATCAGTTCTATTACAACCTTTAAAGTAAGTTCTGCCGCAAATGGAAATAATAGTCAGAATTGGGGATTTAATGGTGGTTCTATGACTGCCCGAGTATGTAATGGTGTTACAGATTTGTCGGATCTTTTACCAGGTAGTGGCAATCTCACTTCATTTGAGGTTCAAAAAACTGGTTCTGGTGTTGCTGCTGTTAATGAGATAGAAATTAATGGTGTTAGGTTGATTAATGGAGGTGGTTCACTTACAGTAAACGGAAACGCAACAGCAACCAACTTCAACCCATTCAACACTGATATCAACACAGTTCGTGGACAAGAAACTGGTTATGCTACTTTGAATCCTCTTGATAGTGCCACCACTCTTTCAGATGGCAATCTAACTATCACAGGTAGTGGTACTGCTTTTAAAGGTGTAAGGAGCACTATTGGATTTTCTAGTGGAAAGTGGTATATGGAATGTATATTAAGAGACTATTCAAGTCCGACATCATCTGCTCCAGGTATCTGGAATGATTCAAGTAGTAACTTAAACACGGGTGCTGGTTCTTATGCTAATGCTTACTTATTTGTTACCGACTATTCTAGTAATTATAGAATTTATACTAATGCAGGTTCATCAAACCCGTATTCAGAAACAGGATCTCTTTCTGATGGAGATCTAATTGGTATTGCCCTTGACCTTGATAATGGTAAATGCTATGTACATATTAACGGAATTTATTTGAATGGGGGGGCATCTGTATACGACACATGGCCTGCTGACACTTATTTCTTTGGAGGTTATGAGTATACATCAGGTAATATACTTGACTTTAACTTTGGTCAAAAACCCTTCAAGTTCCCACCACCAGAAGGTTTCCAACCACTGAATACTGCTAATGTTCGTCCAGAGACTGTGATTGCTCGTCCTGATCAGTATGTTGGTATTGTGACTTATACGGGTAACGGTGCAGCAAGAAGTATTACTACCGGGTTCAAACCTGACTTGGTGTGGGTCAAAAAGAGAGGTTCAACATCAGATAGAAATGTTATTACTGATAGTGTTAGAGGTGCTAATCTTACTTTAAATAGTGATGATGCAAGAAGTGAGGCATCAGCAACAGAAGCGGGACAAATAACTGCTTTTAATGGAAATGGATTTTCTCTTGGTACTAACTCTAATGTAACTGGAAATGGAGATACATTTGTTGCCTGGGCTTGGAAAGCAGGTGGAAACTCAAACACCTTTAATGTTGATGATGTAGGTTATGCAAGTGCTTCTGCTGCTGGATTAGATAGTGGAAGTATTACTCCTACTGGTGCTTCTGTGAGCACTAAGAGTGGGTTCTCGATTGTTACTTATACGGCACCTTCGTCTGGCGCTTGGACTGTTGGGCATGGGTTAAACGCTGCTCCTGAATTTATTATCACAAAGAGCAGGAGCAATACTTACAACTGGGGTACGTATCATGTTGACGTAGGCAACACTGGCAGACTTGATCTTAACAGTACTGGCGCTGTTACTACTACTCAAAATTCGGCTTGGAATAATACAAGCCCGACATCAACTGTATTTAGTATGGGCAGCGATTGGGCTGGGTCCAGTATCACTTACGTCGCCTACTGCTGGCACGATGTCCCTGGCCTACAGAAATTTGGCAGTTATTCTGGAAATGGCAGTGCCACAGACGGAACGTTCGTGGAATTAGGATTTAAACCAGCTGTTGTCATAATTAAGAACTATATTGGATACACTGAAAATTGGTTGATTTTTGATAATCAAAGAAATAAATTTAATATTGTTGACAATTATCTTCATCCAAATACTTCTGGTACTGAAGACAATCAATTTTATGACATGGACTTTTTATCTAATGGATTTAAACTCTACAATAATGCAGCAGCAGCAAACTCAAGTGGTAACTCTGCCAAGTACATCTACGCAGCCTGGGCAGAAGCACCTAGCATCAACTTGTTTGGTGGGGGTGCCAACGCAAGATAACCTAAATAACTAAAAAGTCATAAGATGACAAGAGCACGCGACTTATCAAGATTATCAAGCCCAACTAACTTTACTGTAGATGCTTCTACTAATAGAGTTGGTCTTGGATCAACTGATCCTACAGCAAAATTAAATGTAACTGGTATCGTCAGTGCTACTGCATTTTATGGTGATGGTTCAAACCTTGAAGGTGTTGCTAGTGCAGGATTAGGAACTGCAGTTGAAGAAGATTCTATCTATGGTGGTCAGCAGATTTACTTCACTGACACTGTATTAGGTATTGCAGGCACAGTAACTGTAAATCCACCTGATTCATCAAATATTGCTTATACACAATATCAAGAGATTTCAGTAGAAGAAGGTGCTGACTTTATTGTTGGTGATGGTGATGACTTTATTCCTGATATTCTTGGTATCAGTTCTGATGTTCAACAACCTGGATTACTTTCAGGTGGTGGTGGAAGAATAAGAGCTGATAACTTCTCAAATAAAGCAGGAAATGGTGCTCCAGCACTTACATTTGGTGCTGAAGTTCCTGTAGGATATGGTATTACTGGTGCTGGTGGAATTAACATCACTGGTGTTGCTACTGCTACTGGTGGATTCAGTGGTAATTTAACTGGTAATTTAACTGGTAATGTAACTGGTAATGTAACTGGTAATGCTGATACTGCGACTACTGCGACTAATGCTCAAGGATTAACTGGAACACCAGACATCACTGTTAGAAACATTACTGGTGTTGCTGCTACATTTAGTGGCACATTAACTTATGAAGATGTAACGAATATTGATTCTGTTGGTTTAGTCACTGCACAATCAGGTTTAAGAGTTACTGGTGGCGGCACAACTGTCACTGGAATGGGAACATTCTTTAGTGGTGTAGATTTTAATGGGATTCTTATTGAGAGTGCAAATATTGTAGCAAATAAACTTAGTGCTGCTCCAAATGTAAATCTTGATAATGGAATGGTGCATTACTACACCACAAACGAAACCACTACTGGGACACCAAATATATTTAGTAGTGTAGGGATAAACACTGAGTTAGCAATAGGAGAGACTATTTCAGTTACTATTTTGAGTAAACCAAACAGTGCTGGTTACTATGCAAGAGTATCAATTGATGATAATTTAACTGGAATTACAACATATTGGAGTGGTGGTTCTGCACCAAGCTCTGCGGAAGCCTCTGGTATTGATGTAAATACATATCAAGTTATTAAAACTGCCGATGCAACCTTTGATGTTCTGGCAAACACATCCAACTTTGCGTGATAGGAGGTAGATATGTTTAATGAAAAATATAAAAAAGAATCACCCATTCTTGGAATGATGGGAATGGGTGGTGGTGTTGGTAGTAATTTAATTGGTGGTGTTTCAAAAGTTGTAGCAACTGGTGGAACAAAAACTGAACTTGGTGATGGATATACTTATCATATTTTTACATCGCCAGGCACTCTTGTAGTAGAAAATGCTGGTCCTGGTGACAGAGAATTCACTTATCTTGTCGTCGCCGGTGGTGGAGGCGGCGGTGGTGATGGTAATTCTGGTGGAGGCGGTGCCGGTGGTGTCCGAACAAACCTATCTGGACACCCACTTTCTACAAATAATCCATCAATAACGGTGACTGCAGCAACATATACTGTTACTGTTGGATCAGGTGGTCTTGGGTCAAATGGTACTGTTCGGTGTCCTCCAAGAGATCAAGATGCTGGATGTGATGGGAATCCCTCATATTTTGGCCCACCTAACCCAAGTAATGGTATCACAGCACTAGGTGGTGGAGGAGGAGCAAGATATAACGGTCCTGGATTTGCTGGTGGATCTGGTGGTGGATCCGGAGTTAACGGAGAACCTGCACCACAAGCAAAAAGTGGTGGATCTGGTTCCTTTAGTGGATCACCATCAAATCCTCAACCATATAGACAAGGATACCCTGGTGGAAGTAGTGTAGGTAATGCTAGTTTTAGAACTGGTGGAGGTGGTGGTGGTGCTGGTCAAGCAGGTTACAGTGGTGATCACCCATCACTTGCGGGAAATGGTGGACATGGTGTACAGGTTCTTATCCAAGGTCCTGGACCACAACCAAGGGGAACCTCTGGTCCAAGTCCTCTAGGTGGATATTATGGAGGAGGAGGTTCTGCAGGTGCTGGATTCTCAGGTCAAGATAGAGACACACAAGGTGGATATGGTGGAGGTGGTAGCTCCATATACCCTTCCGGTGCGGGGCCAAACAACAATCATGGCCAACCAGGAACTAGTGGCACTGGTGGTGGAGGTGCTGCTGGTGGAGATGGTGGAACAACCCGACACGGTGGATCTGGTGGGCCAGGTATTGTTATCATTGCTTATTATCAATAACTAGAAAGATAATAGAAGGATGTCAAGAGTTAGATCTGACAAAATTGTTAATAGGGCAGGCACAGGTGCCGTTGAGTTAACTCAAGGCGCGACTCTTCCTATTATTGAGGCATAATTAGACACTCCACAAACCGTCCACAGACCCTCTAAGAGAAACCTTAGAGGGTCTTTTTATAAATAGAAAAAAAGTCTTGGTATAATGACCAGAGCAGTAACTATTGCCGAATTAGGCGATCAGAATACATTTGTAGTTGATGGTAATAATCAAAGAGTTGGTATTGCAAGTGCTAATCCAACAACAACATTAGATGTTGGTGGCACTGTAACAGCAACATCATTTGTCGGTGATGGAACAGGATTAACTGGTGTTGCGGCCACCGATAATATTATTACAGGAACTGCTGCTACATTCACTGGTGGGGTTACGATTAGTGGTGCTAGTAATGTTAATGTAACTGGTGTTATCACTGCAACATCATTTTCCGGTGATGCAACAGGATTAACTGGTATTGCGGCCACCGATAACATTATTACTGGAACTGCTGCTACTTTTACTGGTGGAGTTAATATTAGTGGTGCCAGTAATATTAATGTAAGTGGTGTTATCACTGCAACATCATTTGTCGGTGATGCAACAGGACTAAGTGGGACACCTGATATCACTGTTAGAAATGTCACTGGTGTTGCTGCAACCTTTGCTGGTGTATTGACATACGAAGATGTAACTAATGTAGATTCTATTGGTATTATCACTGCACGATCTGGTATTAACCTAACAGGTGGTCGTTATACTAATGGTGTAAATGCCATGGGAGCACTGGATGTTAACATGAGTTTAGGTAATTACTTTACAAAGACTATTACCACAGGTATCAATACATTTACCTTTAGTAATCCTCCCTCCAGTGGAACTGTTGGTTCATTCACATTAGAATTAACACAAACTGGTGGCACTGCAGATTGGCCAACTGAAGTTAAATGGCCTGAAGATACTGCACCGACTCTTTCAACGGGCAAAACGCACCTCTTCGTCTTCATTACAGACGATGGTGGATCACGTTATCGTGGTGCTGCACTTGCTAACTATGTAAACTGAGGTTAATATGGATCCGATTACTTTTGGAATAACACTAGGTGCGGCTGGAGCAGCAGGTGGTGAAAAGTTGTACGCCGATGACGTGTTTAGCACTTATTTGTATGAAGGTAATGGTAGCACACAAACGATCAGGAATGGGATAGGACTGGTGGATGGCGTGAACATTCTCCCTGGCACTGCATTAGGGGGAGGCTATTTCGCTGGATTTATTAGCCAAACGGCTGATGGTAATGCAACACATGCGCTAATTGTTGCACCTGCGGCTTCTGGTTACAACGGCAAGACAACGTTGCAATGGAAAACATCACAAACCAGCACTTCCGGCACTACCAGCGAATATGATGGTGCTGCCAATACTGCTAACATGGCTGATGCCAATCATCCCGCCGCTAATTACTGTGCGGGTTTGACGATTGGTGGCTATAGCGATTGGTATTTGCCTGCACGATATGAGCTTGAGATTGCGTATTACAATTTGAAACCAACCACTACAAGCAACAACACTGGTTTCGGTACGAATAGCTATGCCGTACCGCAGCGTGGGTCGAATTATACGGCAGGAAATCCAGCGCAGACAAGCGTTGCTGCCTTTCAGAGTGGTGGTGCAGAAGACTTTATTGCGACCAACCACTGGTCGTCCACGGAGGGCAGCTCCACGGCCGCATGGAAGCTGGTCTTCAGTACTGGCAACCAGGTCGCCGACGGCAAGACGAGCGCCCTCTACGTTCGTGCCTTCCGCAAAATTGCGATCAACGATTCCCTCCTTGATCCTTATCGCGTAACAGGTGAAGGTGGATTGGTTTGGATTAAAAATAGAGAAAATGCGTTTCAAGATAACGCACTTTTCGATACTGAAAGAGGTGCTGGTTATGTTTTATCTTCAAACACGACGGGTGCTCAATTCCTTAGCACTAGTAGATTAAGTGCGTTAAATTCCAATGGATTTACGGTTGGAGGTGATACTGCAACTAATGAATCTGGTAAGGCTATTGTCTCCTGGACCTTCCGCAAAGCGCCTGGGTTCTTTGATGTAGTTACTTATACGGGTACAGGTAGTGCCAGAACTGTTGCACATAACTTAGGTAGTGTGCCGGGGATGATAATGATCAAAAATCTTGACAATTCAGGTCCTTGGTGGGCTGTTTATCACCATAGCCTTGGAAATCAAGTTTTATATTTAAATGAAACCACTGCAGTACAGCCAGCAGGTGCAATGTGGGATAACACCACTCCAACTTCTTCAGTATTTACAGTTGGTACTCCATCTAATGTTAACACGTCTGGAGAAAATTACGTCGCCTACTTGTTCGCCCACGACGATCAATCGTTTGGCACGAATGGTAACGAAAGTATTATTAAGTGTGGTGAATGGACGGGCAATGGCACAGTAAATAATGCGACAACCGAACAGCCTGGGCCGGAGATTAACTTGGGCTGGGAGCCTCAGTTTGTGTTAATCAAGAATGCTTCCGCTACCGGCGATTGGTGGATATTCGACACCATGCGCGGCTTTGTAGTAGATGGAAATGGTGTTCAGTCCTACCTATATACGAACACCAGCGCAGCCGAGGGCACAATCGGAGGTAGCTTCCAATACCTTAAGCTAACTTCAACCGGATTTAAGATCACAGCGGGTACAGGTGCTTATTTTAATGAATCAGGCAATAAGTACGTCTACATGGCAATCCGCCGTCCGCATAAGCCGCTTGAGGCTGGTACGGATGTGTTTGCTATAGATACATACGGTGGCACTGCTCCTACGCCACCCACATGGAATTCTGGGTTCCCTGTTGATTGGGGTTGGTATAAATACTCTAATCAAGCAAATGAGTGGGCAACCGGCACTCGTTTATTGCAGGGAAAAAAGATTGTACTGAATACGACTGCTGCAGAAACTAGCGACGGCGCCCATGTGTTCGATTACCAGAATGGATGGCTAAATAATACCGGCACTTTATCTACGCTTTATAGTTGGATGTTCCGCCGCGCCCCCGGCTTCTTCGACGTGGTGGCTTGGATTGGTGACAGTCAAGCTACGGGTGCAGACGGTAAAAAAATTCAACCTCACGGGCTTGGTGTAGCGCCAGAACTCATACTTATGAAAAATAGGACCAACACATGGGATTGGTGGAGCTGGCACAAAGACCTTACCTCTTCCGCTACTAGGCAAGAATACGCCATTCGATTAAATTTAAGCGATGCAGAGATTGAGCTTCATAGCGCTGGCACTGGTCCTTTGCTTCCTGATGCGGATAATTTTTATTTAGCATCTGGAACTCAATTAAATCAAGCTGGTTATCCTTATATTGGCTACCTCTTCGCAACTCTTCCTGGCATCAGCAAAGTCGGCAGCTATACCGGCACAGGTTCTGACATTAATGTTGACTGCGGATTTACTGCAGGTGCTCGATTTGTTTTAATTAAACGAATGGATGCCAGTGGTGATTGGTACGTCTGGGACACTGCTCGCGGCATTATTAGTGGCAATGATCCGTACCTTCTGATTAACTCCACCGCTGCCGAAGTCACAAGTACTGATTACATTGACCCGTTAAATGCTGGATTTACAGTGACATCATCTGCTCCTGCTGCCCTCAACGATAGTGGCGGCACCTACATATTTTTAGCAATTGCATAATCTATGGAAATTCGTGATCGTGAAACAGGTAATGTCATTACAACTGATCAACTGAGAAAGAAATATTGGAATGTAAGTTTTCCTGAGAGAATCACAAGTGATATTTTGAATGATTATGGTTATGATCCAATTCTAAATGGACCTCAGGCATCAGTCTCAGGTCCTTATGAAACAAGTGTTCGTAAGGGTATAGAAGAAATTAATGGTCAATGGTTCACTAAGTTCGTTGTAGGACCAATTTTTAATACTCCAGAGGAGGAGATTGAATATAAGAATAGGATTGATAATTCCGCAACTGAATCTATAAGATCAACTCGTAATAACTTATTGAAACAGAGTGATTGGACACAGATACCTGACTGTACTGTGGACAAAACTGTCTGGGCAGAGTATAGACAACAACTTCGTGACATATCCAATCAAGAGGGATTTCCTCATGATGTTGTCTGGCCTGAAGAACCACAAATAACTAGAAAAGTGGGTTGAGATGTCAAGATCCAGAGATTTATCAAAACTAATCAATCCTTTGACACCTGTGTAAGTGTCCCCTGATGCCCTGTAAGGTGCCTGGAGGGTCTTATAGTAGGTGCATACAACACACAGGGGGTATGACTGCCACTCACAAGTTAATCTTCGTTGCATCGTTCATATGGATGATGCAGTGGGGAACCCGTGTCACTGCACTACTACTTGACAAGTTCTAAAATTCTCTGTAAAATAACTCTGTGGAGGTTAATCAAGGTATGAGCGCTATTAAAACTCAAAAGACTGAATTTCTTTGTGTCCGTCCAAAAACATCTAAGGCAAAGAATCGTTTTGCTAATCAGATGGATCTCTTACACTCTTGCCGTGTAGAGAAACGAGATGGTAATCGAGTTTTCCTTGCTTCTATCTCTGGTAAATACTTCTTTTGGATGAACGAATCATCCGATGACCACTGGGAGATTGTAAAATGAAAGATCAGTATTCTATTGACGATGGTGAATCTAAGCAAGAGAAATGGAATCGTGGACTTGACATCTTTATTGAGTCTGTAATTAAACCAGATCCTGCACTTCGTCAGTGTGCTCACAATCAAAAGTGCTATCATGAACTGATGGATGTTCGTGAAGATGTTCTTGCTTATCTGAAGTCCAAGAGATGGTATTGACGATTGATGATGATGGGGTGCTTACATTTCCTGATGAGTTGATAGAACAACTTGGATGGAAAGAAGGTGATATATTACAGTGGATTGACAACAAAGATGGTTCTTTTTCTCTGGTGAAATCTGATGATTCGGTCTAGTATTCTTGAACCTGAATTCAACACGAACTTTCCATATCAAACATTTCCGTGGAGACTGGAGGTTAATAAAGATCATCATAATGTAAAGGGTATTGCCTTGACAGTGTGCCACTTTGAGTGTGAGGAACACTTGCAAAAGTACCTGGATAGATATAAACTGAAACCTAAAGATTACAAGGTATCAAATCGTGACGGTAAATCCCTTAAGTCCAGTAAAAAACACAAGACAAACATACCGAAAAGATCTGGAAACGGTGATAACCGAAGTACAAGTTCAGTTCGCAAAAGAAAATCCAGCGTGGATTCCGTTGGAGACACTGTTAGCGATGCAAAAGGTACAAAGTGTCTAAGAAAATCCAAGACCAAAAACTGATACTTATACTTGCACATCAACAGGTAGATAATCTTGTCTCCTTACTTGAAGACAATCCATATAAACCATATTTGTATCAACACTTGAATCCAATCAAGTATGAACTTTTACGCCAACTTTCTAATCTAAATGTCACAGACACCAACAAACAGACCTAAACTATCCACATCTTTCGGTGGTACAGTAGAGAAAGACATCCCTGATGATGTTGTATGGATTGATGATGTTTTTTATATTAAGAAAACAAGATTCGGTCTTTACACATCTATTCTAAAAGAACCATTGGGTCAACACTTTATTACTGGTGCTACTGAGGATGGTGTTATTCAAGTATCAAGATGGCATCTTAAATGTTTACAAGATGGATCTTTACAAGATTATAGTCGTGTGATAAACTCTGGTATAGTTGCTGGAAAATTGTGACCAAAAAAGAGTTTAAGAAAACTGACAGTAAAGGTCGTGAAGAAACTTGGGAATGGGAAGAGACACCTGATACAAAAGAAGCACTCAGAAAACTTCACAAAAATATTGCTGAGTTAGAACTCAAAGCACCTGATTATGGAGTCGGTAAATGAAACCAGTTACACTTCAAGAGTATATTGATGCTGGGGAAGAGTTTTTCCCAAAGTATTATTATGTAATGCGTGAAATGGGTGAAGATGCTAAACCAGAAGATGTTCTTAAAGTAATGGAATCTCTTGCTGGTGTTGCTATGAAGAACCGTGATAAAAATAGTGCTGGACCGTGGGGATTTTTGAAAGAAAACCTTGACGAAAGTGTAGAAAAATCCGAAAAATCTGATACATAAATCAGACGCCTTACAATCGTGATTAACTTAATTAAAAAGTTTTTTTCTCCCACCATTAAAGAATCAGAATCTGCTTTCTATCTTGCTGATAAAATCATAGAACTGCAAGAGAGAGTTGCTGAATTAGAGAGAGAAAATCGTGAATTAAACGATCTTATTCTTGAAATAGAAACATCACTCAAATCACAGATTGACAAAATTCATCCTGTGATATATAATATCCAAGAAAACAACAAAGGTACATGACTTATTCTATTACACTAAAAACTTCTGAAGGTGAACAAACTATTGAGTGTCAAGATGACCAGTACATTCTTGATGCTGCTGAAGAGGCAGGTGTAGATCTTCCTTATTCTTGTCGTGCTGGTGCTTGTTCCTCCTGTGCTGGTAAAATTGAGTCTGGTACGGTGGATCAAAGTGATCAATCTTTCCTGGATGATGACCAAATGGAAGCAGGATTTGTCCTTACCTGTGTTGCTTATCCTACAAGTGACTGTGTGATTGTCACTGAACAAGAAGAAAATCTGTACTGAAAATAAATAGTTGCATACTGTAAACATATGCAACTATGGAGGATAAGAAAGTTTGCAAAAAAATCATCAAACGAGCAAAGAAACACCCTAACTGGTATACTCCAGAAGAAGTCTCTTATGCCAAGTTGATGAAAAAAGCAATCAAAAAAAGAAAAGAGGAAAAGCAAGATGTCTAACATTAGTGAGGCAACTGAAAAAGATTGGGAAGATTTTTGGTATGCTCCTGAAAAGTTTGGTTCTTGGCATATCAGTGACTTTGAGAAAGTGTGGCAAGAAATGGATCAAATTGAACCATTAACTCCTATTACGCAATCCCAAAGAAAAGATTAAATTCCTAACTATTTGTGAAATGACATGTTATGATGTCACCACATTCAGGAGATTGCCAATGACTCTACCCAAAGATAAACAACTTAAGGATGAACATATTGAGTCCATGAAAATTGCGGTAGAACATTCTGGTATTAGGGCAATTCATCCAGATAAAATGGAAGAATTTGCTGAATATCTAGTGAGGCAAGCGAGACAATCTGAATAGTGGCACAAGAAGGGTTGCGACCCTTCTTTTTTTGTGTCATATTGTATTCAAGTTAAACAACCACACATGTCAAAACGTTGGACTGCAAATGTTTTTGTAAACTCTGAAGTTGGTGAAATTCCTGTTGAAGTGTATGCTTCTACTTGGCATGGAGCAAAACAACAAATTCATGCAAAGCACGGTGATGTTCAGCAAATTTGCAATTTGCGTGAATCACCTGAAGGATCTAGCGATGGTGGATCTATTGGTGACATGGGTGCTTATCTTTTACTTGGTGCAATCTTATTTGGTCTGTGGTTGATTATTGAGTTTTGGTGGATTATCATTCCGATTTCTGTTATTGGAGCAATTCTTTATTATTACGGTTCAAAAGAGGACTGATACATACTAACGATTGGAGACTATTATGAAAAAACTTGCACTGCTATTACTGCCCTTTTTTGTTGCTAGTCCTGCATTTGCTGGTGGTCCTGTCATCAGGGGACAGAGAAATGTTCATTATGAAGAAAAGTGCTATAAGAATGTAGAAAGATATATTCCTGGTTATTATGATGACTTTGGGAACTGGAGAAATGGTAGGGTAAAGAATACTAAGAAGAGAGTTCCTTGTAGTAGATTGTACGAACGACCCAGAAAACCATACATTCATGAACATCATCACCATCCTGATGTTGGTGGTCATGTAGATGATAACTCCTGTTTAGAAGGGTCTATTTTAGGTGGGATTGCTGGTGCGGGTGCAGGTGCTGCTCTGTCCCGTGGTGATGGTCGTTGGTGGGCAATTCCCCTGGGCATCGTTGGCGGTAGCATGGTAGGGTGCCAAGTGGACGGTGGTTGAAGTGTCCACATTTGACACCATCCACTCCGATCTCCTGTATATTAAAAGAGTCAAAGGAAAACCACTCATGGCAACCCGTTCACGCATCGGTATTGAACTCTCTGACGGTTCTGTTCTTTCTGCTTATCACCACTGGGATGGTTATCCTGAGTGGTTGGGTCGTATTCTCACCACACATTACAATTCCCGCGAACAAGCAGCAGATTTGATTGATGGTGGTGACATGTCATCCTGCTGGAATGATACTGTCTGGGGTAAAGGACGCACCGATGGTCAGAAGTATGGTCCTGAGTATTATTCGCAACGAGGTGAAAATTGCCCTCCTCGTTATGATGAAACCAAGGAAGAGTTTCTGTCTAGTGGTGAGGAGTTTTCTTATATCTTCACCAGTGCTGGTTGGGTATGCTACAATATGAATGAGTTTAATGACAACGATCCTGAAATCGTTGAAATCCCCTCTGGAGCACTTGCAGCATGAAAAACGAACTTGAAGCACAACAAATTGCCGAAGAGTTTTGGGCGATGGTTGAACGAGAAGCAGCAGAGAATGAAGTCACTGTTGACTACTACCTTGAAGAATTTTTCTGTTCATGATACAATCTAAGAGTAATTCATCGGAGTCAATGACCAAGTTTTTTTACCTTGTTGAACATTTCGTTCCATTCCCTCAATCCGAATATGGTGGAATTTGGAATGTAATCGCCGAAGATGAGAACGAATGTTTCGATCTTATTGTTCAGAAAGATCAAGAATATAATGTGCAACATTACCCACAACTTCGTCACAACATTCAAAATGCCCGCACTTATGCGTTGGCAGAAGATCTTGAGTCTACTATTGTTGAGGAGTTTACAACATGAGTGAAGAATCTATGATCTATCCTGGTAAGATGCTAGGGCAACTTGCTATTGCTTTAGAAACACTTGGATGGGAATATGGTGATGAGGTAGATGTAGAGATTGCTGGCACATCTGTCTCAGGTATTGATGTGGGTGAAGAATACAACAAAAAGTGGCAATCACCCATCGGCACCCGAAAGTACAATAAAGATGCGTTTATTGTTATCAAGAATCAGTCCCGTAGAGACTTGACTAAATCACAACCAAACCCAGATTTGAAGGCACATCATGCAACCTGATATGGTAATCTCTTGGGAGCATCATCTCAAGAACAGAAATGTATGGGCAGTTGAAGTAGAACTTGCCATGCAAGATGGTGACAGTGATGAACAACATGTTTACACTGTTGAGGTTTATGTAGTGGCACCTACTCAAGCACTTGCTCAATACATCGTTGCTACGATGTATCCAGATTATTCTTATATTGCTGTTGCAGATGAACCCTGTGAACCTTCTGAAACTCCCCCCTTCATTTCCTCATGAACCACCAAAAGGATACCACTACGAAGTTGAGCAATTTCGACGTAATGTTTATCGCATTCTCATTGTCAATGATGGTACTTTCTCCTATACTGATGTACCACCTAAGTCCGTCTGGGGATTCTATAATACAAAATCGAGAACTTATTCGGCGCCTATCAACTTCTCCAAGCAAGGTGATACAGTAGACATCAATAAGACCCGTCCTTATACTGCAATGCAGTTAAATCTTAATCCATTGGAGGCAGCACTTTATGGATGATCCGCAGGTTGATGATTATGTTCGTTGGGGTGATTTGCAGGGATGGGTATATTTCAAAGACCCAAAACATTATATTACAATAGAGATTGGAGTAAGACCTAAACCAAACTGCGAATATACTTCTATTGAAAGACACAAATATATTCACACTCTTGTTTGTTGTTATCCTTGGGATTGGAAAGAACTAGAATATATTCATAGCAGAAAGAACAAATATGGACAAACTTTGGAGGACATGGAAATATACACTAGGGAGTTTTAGTGATGACAAAACACAACCTTATGATGATAAGGTTGCTATCATACGCACCTGTATTCTTGTTAGTTACATGGTCACTAACATTTTTATCGTATCTGGAGTATTGAGGCACTGGAATGATTTACCGAGTGAATTATCTGAAACCCAAAAAGAAAGGTTATGCGAAACACACAGCAAGTTTCCTTGACATCGAAGGTGCTGTTATGTGGGAAGAATATGTAAAGAAGAATCTGAACGCAGTGGACGCTCACATAACTGTCCACTAATCCCCCACAGGCAACCAATCCCGTGTATATTAACAGAGTCAAACAAATGTAACACATGGACGACATCTGGAGTGAAATTCAGGACATGCCTGGTGAAATCTTCGACATCACAGAACTTGAAGAGAATGACTCTAAAATGAACATTCAACTTGACGAATTTACCAACAACGATTATACTGTCTGATATGAATTTCCCCACTTCCACTGTCAACGTCCTGCCACATCTTGAAGATCTTCGCAAAACTTGGAGGCAGCAAGATTTCAGATTCACTAAAGATCAACAAGAGCAATATGACATGTTGCTGCAAGCACGTCGTGAAAGAGTTGCTTTCTTTTATGAATCAAACCGAGTGCAAGTTGGTCCTAAAGTAGTTAAAAAAGCAGAACCAGTACAAGAAGACCAAGACGATTAAACAAGTGGCACAGAGGGTCTCCTAGGGGTCTCTCTGTGCTTTATATTATCTACATCAACGAAACACGGATGACAATCACCCTTCGTCCACATCAGGAACGCATCCTTGACCGTCTGCAAAACTACAACAAAGGTCAAGTGATTGTTCCCACTGGTGGTGGTAAAACACTGACGATGATCATGGATGCTAAATCTTCCATGGATCGTTGCAATAGTGGTGTGACGACTGTTGTTGTTGCTCCGCGTATTCTGCTGGCAGAGCAACTGTGTTCTGAGTTTATGGAGGTTATTGATCCTAACAACAGTGACCCATATCTGCATGTGATGCATGTTCATAGTGGAGAAACACACTTCACTAGCACTACCAAAGCAGAAAAGATTCACCTTTATGCTAGTTGTGCGCGTAGTGTGGGTGAGAATGTTATCATCTTCACTACCTACAATTCTCTTCATCGTGTGATGGAAGCAGATATTGAGGTCAACAACATTTACTTTGACGAAGCACATAACAGTGTGAAGAAGAACTTCTTCCCTGCTACTGAGTTCTTCGCAGAGAACGCAGATCGTTGTTACTTTTACACTGCAACTCCCAAGCACAGTTTGACATTCAAGAAACCAGGAATGAACTGGGGTCATGTATATGGACAAACTCTGGTAAATGTTCCTGCACCTGAACTTGTTGATGGTGGTTATATTCTTCCCCCAAAGGTTGTTGTTAAGCAACTGCCTTTGGTGAAAGGTCGTAAGGTGATGTATGCAGAGGATGCAGATAATCTTATCGAAACGATTGACGATAACAACATCGATAAAACTTTGATTTGTGCTCGCACAACCAAGCAGATCATCGGTCTGCTGTCAGAATCCAACTTTTGTGCTGAATTATATCAACGTGGTTATTCTTGGATGACAATCACATCTAAGACAGGTGCAATTATTGATGGCAAGAAAGTCAACCGTGAAGAATTCTTCAACACACTAAACACTTGGGGCAAAGATCCTGAGAAGAAGTTTGTTGTCATCCACCACTCTATTCTGTCTGAAGGTATCAACGTCAGTGGTTTGGAAGCAGTCATCTTCATGCGAAACATGGACTATATTGGTATCAGTCAGTCTATCGGTCGTGTGATTCGTTTGGGTAGCACTGAGAAGACTTTTGGTTTAGTTTGCGTCCCAACTTATGATTCTGTTGGTATCAGCACTGCTCGCAAAGTTCAGGCAGTTGTTGATGTCGTGTTCAATCAAGGTCAACCTGC